GATATATATATTACTAAATCGAGGAGGTAATATTTATGAAATTTCCAAACAAAGGAACGGTTGAAAAATTAAGGAAAGTATATCCTGTCGGCACAAGAGTTGAGCTTGTAAGCATGGATGACTTTCAAGCACCACCCCTAGGTACAAAAGGTATTGTAAAAGGTGTTGATGATACAGGCAGTCTGCTTGTTAACTGGGATAACGGAAGCGGTCTTAGTGTAATTTATGGAATTGACAAAGTACGCAAACTGCACACGACAAAAACTATCTGTGATAATGAAAAATAAATACATATCTCACTGATGATAAGATTGTCAGTGAGATTTTTTATACTCGTCATTTCTATATATAGAATATTCATCTCACAAATACACAATATATTGAGTGTATCTTTGTGTAGTAATCGTATTGCTATTACTCCGTAATGACGGTAATATACAGTCAACAAAAGGCAAAGAAAAGCCTAAAGCAACGGAGGACATTATGAATACAAAGACAGCAAGACAGATTGAGGAAATGAAAAAGCAGACAATCGGTGTTGAGATTGAAATGAACAGCATTTCAAGGAGCAAGGCTGCAAAGCTTGCCTCACAATTTTTCGGAACAGGTCGATACAAAAACACAGCCGACAGAAACAGCTACTGCACTTGGTCAGCATATGACGAGCAAGGCAGAGAGTGGAAATTCCAAAAAGATGTCAGCATTGCAGGAATTGACAGTGAGAAATGCGAAATGGTCACACCAATTTTAAACTATTCAGGCATTGAAACCTTGCAGGAGCTTGTAAGGATATTAAGAAAAGCGGGTGCAAAGAGCGACTCAACAAGAGGTTGCGGAGTACACATTCACATCGGTGCAAAAGGCCACACGGCAAAGACAATCAGAAACCTTGCAAACATTATGGCAAGCCACGAACAGCTTTTGATTGACGCCTTAAACCTTGACGAGGTGAGAATAAGAAGATACTGCAAAACGGTAGATCCACGCTTTTTGGAACAGGTCAACAGAACTAGGCCTGAAACGATGTCACAACTTGCCGATGTATGGTACAAGAGCCATGATGAAAACTACGGCAGAAGTCACCATTACAATGGAAGTAGATACCATATGCTCAACCTCCACGCAACCTTTACAAAGGGAACGGTTGAATTCAGACTTTTCCAATTTGACAAGCCCGCAAACGGCAAGCAGAATGGACTTCACGCCGGACAGCTTAAAAGCTACATTCAGCTTTGCTTGGCACTCAGCCAAATGGCAAAGGAAGTTAAGTCGGCAAGTGCAAAACCTCAGCAAACAGAAAATCCAAAATACGCAATGAGAACTTGGCTTTTGCGACTTGGCTTTATCGGTGACGAGTTCAAGACAGCGAGAGATGTGTTCACAAACAGACTTTCGGGCGACACGGCTTTTAGGAACGGCAGAGTTGCTTGAAGTGATTAGGTTAAATGCCCCACTGACCGCTTTGGCGGTCTTAAGGTGGTAGAAGAACATATCTTCGGAAAGGATTGATTTTATGAAAAGGTTATACATAGCCTACGGAAGTAACCTAAATGTAAGGCAGATGAAAACGAGATGTCCGAACGCAAAAATTCTAGGTACGGCAAAGCTGAAAGGCTGGGAGTTGCTTTTCAAAGGGAGCAAGTCGGGTTCGTACCTTACCATTGAGAAAAAAGAAAATGCCATTGTGCCTGTGGTAATTTGGGAGGTCGATAAGACCGATGAAAAAGCACTTGACCGTTATGAGGGATATCCGACCTTCTACTACAAGAAGGATATCAAGGTGCAATACAAGGGCATCAGAACAGGCAATCGCAGAACGGTTACCGCCTTCGCCTACATTATGCACGAGGAAAGGCAAATCGGTGTACCAAGCCTTTTCTACCTCAACACCTGCCTTGACGGTTACGATACCTTTTATTTTGACAAGCAGATACTTCTCAATGCCTATCACAAGTCAAAGGAGCTGTACGAAAATGACCGATAACCTTGTTCAGTTACGCACCTGTCCCCGTTGTGGCGGGGTTTATTCCGGACACGGTGCAGTTTCAAGGGCAGACAATTTAACCGTTATCTGTCCCGACTGTGGCACACGAGAGGCCCTCGAAAGCATTGGTGTTGATGAAAAGGAGCAGGAGAAAATTCTTGATACTATTCACAGGTGTGAGAGGTGAATTGATCTGAGTTTTCTTTTTGTTGTGTATTGACTTTAAAAATATAACTGATAGAATTATTCATATGAGGATGAAAGATAAATCGTATTTTATTTAGGTTCGTTATTATACAATTTAGTCGATAGAGGTAAAATATGGGACAGTTTGATTTCACTTATGAATTGCCAAATAATTTTAATAGTAGTTTGATTCAGTTTTTACAACAAAACAGAAGTACTGATGTGGCACAAGCGTTTCAACGATGTAAATATGAATATCAGGATTTAGGCTTAGCATATTATGCAGGGCTAAGAGGAGATACTTGGGACAAAAAAGCGGTTGACTTTACTTTTGAGGGTTCAGAAAAAGATATTAGTTTACTTAAATCAAGAAACGAATTTTTAAAAAAGATTATTAATAAAGCACTTAAGCCAAGTGTGTCAGGATATCTTGTTAAAGAGGTATACTATATTATTTCCGATGATGATTTTAAAATAAATCTCCCCGAAGAACAGGGTGAAACATTCGAAATACTATCCAGAGATATTTATGATGCACTTAGTAAGGATGAACCAACCTTGGTTCTTGATAGACTACATACATATTCAACGAGATTTTTAAGGAATATTTGTAATAGACATAATATCCCTGTTGCTGACGAGAAGGGAAATAATTACCCTCTTCATAATTTAGCTGGGGCACTTTCAAAGTATTATGAAGAGAATAATGTGTTTCAATCTGATTTTGTTGTTCAAACATTAAAAATGAGCATATCTACATTTGAAAAATATAATAAAATTAGAAATTCTCAAAGTTACGCACATGATAACAATGTATTGAATAAATCTGAAGCCACATATGTTGTTACTATAATTACGGCTACTCTCACTCTAATACATAAAATAGAAAATCAATAAGCAATCTCTTGTTGACTTATCAAACAAAAAAATAATAATTATCAAGCATCGGTTAGAAATAATCGGTGCTTTTCTTATGCCCTATCGGAGGTGAGATTTTGAGAAAACTTAAAAATTACAAGCCGACAAAATTTAAAGCAAAGGACAGCTATTACGATAAGGAATACGCTGACTTTGCCGTTGCCTTTATCGAAAGTCTGTGCCACACCAAAGGCACTTGGGCGGGTAAACGGTTTGAGCTTATGGACTGGCAGGAGCAGATTATTCGTGACCTTTTCGGCATTTTAAAGCCTAACGGATATAGGCAGTTCAACACTGCATATATTGAGATTCCGAAAAAGAACGGCAAGTCTGAATTAGCTGCGGCTGTTGCACTTCTGCTCACCTGCGGTGACGGTGAACAGCGAGCCGAGGTTTACGGTGCGGCTGCTGACAGACAACAGGCGTCAATCGTTTTTGATGTTGCCGCCGATATGGTGCGAATGTGTCCGGCTCTGAACAAAAGAGTAAAGATACTTGCATCACAGAAAAGGCTGATTTACGAACCTACAAACAGCTTTTATCAGGTGCTATCCGCCGAGGCATACAGCAAGCACGGCTTTAATGTTCACGGTGTTGTGTTTGATGAGCTGCACAGTCAGCCGAACAGAAAACTCTATGATGTCCTTACAAAGGGTAGCGGTGATGCACGAATGCAGCCGCTCTTTTTTCTGATCACAACAGCCGGCACAGATACACATTCAATCTGCTATGAGGTTCATCAAAAGGCACAGGATATTATTGACGGGCGAAAAATCGACCCTACATTCTATCCTGTCATTTTCGGTGCTGATGATAACGAGGACTGGACAAGTCCGAAGGTCTGGAAAAAATGCAATCCATCTCTGGGTGAAACTATCGGAATGGATAAAGTTAAAACCGCTTGCGAATCAGCAAAGCAAAATCCGAGTGAAGAGAACTCGTTTCGACAGCTAAGACTTAATCAGTGGGTTAAGCAGGCTGTTCGTTGGATGCCGATGGACAAATGGGATAAATGTTCCTTTGCAGTCGATGAAAATGACCTCTGCGGACGGGTTTGTTACGGTGGACTTGACCTTTCAAGCACAACGGATATTACCGCATTTGTGCTTGTATTTTCTCCGCTTGATGAAGAGGATAAGTATGTTATTCTTCCGTATTTTTGGATACCCGAGGATACGCTTGATTTGCGTGTAAAGCGTGACCATGTTCCGTATGATGTGTGGGAGCGACAGGGATATTTGCAGACCACGGAGGGTAATGTTATTCACTACGGCTACATAGAAAAATTCATTGAAAAGCTCGGTGAGAGATTTAACATTCGAGAGATTGCATTTGACCGTTGGGGTGCGGTTCAGATGGTACAGAACCTTGAAGGTATGGGGTTTACCGTTGTTCCCTTCGGTCAGGGATTTAAGGATATGTCACCACCCACAAAGGAGCTTATGAAGCTGACGCTTGAACAGAGAATTGCACACGGTGGACACCCTGTACTCCGCTGGAATATGGATAACATATTTGTCAGAACTGACCCTGCCGGCAACATAAAGGCAGACAAAGAAAAATCCACGGAGAAAATTGACGGTGCGATTGCTACAATTATGGCACTTGACAGAGCAATTCGCTGTGGAAACAATAACTGTGCATCGGTTTATGATAATAGAGGATTGTTGTTTATATGACATCAGTCAATTTTTATGCAGATATATATGAGCATAAAAAGTAAATATATTTTTCAAAGCATCTCAAAAGAGGTGTTTTTCTTTTGCCCATTTTACGAAAGGAGTGGTGGTTTTATGGGTATTTTAAGCGGTTTGTTTCGTTCAAGAGATAAGCCAAAAAACAGCACGGTGGGCAGCAGCTACCGATTTTTCTACGGTCAGAGCAGTGCAGGCAAATGTGTGTCAGAAAGAAGTGCAATGCAGATGACTGCGGTATACGCCTGCGTAAGAATTTTGTCCGAGGCGGTTGCAGGACTTCCTCTCCACCTTTACAGATACAATTCTGGCGGGAGCAAAGAAAAGGCACTTGAACATCCGTTGTATTTTCTTTTGCACGATGAGCCTAATCCCGAAATGACTTCATTTGCTTTTAGAGAAACCTTGATGACTCATCTGCTTTTGTGGGGCAATGCCTATGCACAAATCATAAGAAATGGCAAGGGCGATGTTGTTGCCCTCTATCCTCTTATGCCGAACAGAATGGCAGTTGACAGAGATAAAAACGGTAATCTTTACTATCAGTACAACACAAGCTCCGATGACGCAAGAACAATGAAAGGTGCAACGGTAAGGCTTTCACCGTATGAGGTTTTGCATATTGCCGGACTTGGATTTGACGGACTTGTCGGATACTCGCCTATTGCAATGGCAAAGAACGCAATCGGTCTTGCCATTGCCGCCGAGGAATACGGTAGTAAGTTCTATGCAAACGGTGCGTCACCCAGCGGTGTGCTTGAACATCCGGGTACGCTTAAAGACCCGTCAAAGGTTCGTGATTCGTGGAATGCCGCCTTTGCAGGAAGTGGCAACAGTCATAGAGTTGCCGTGCTTGAGGAGGGACTAAAGTACACACCGATTTCAATTTCACCGAACGAGGCGCAGTTCCTCGAAACCAGAAAATTTCAGATAGATGAGATAGCTCGAATTTTCAGAGTGCCTCCGCATATGGTGGGTGACCTTGAAAAATCGAGCTTTTCTAATATTGAACAGCAGTCACTTGAATTTGTGAAGTACACACTTGAGCCGTGGATAGTGCGTTGGGAGCAGTCGATTTCCCGCTCCTTGCTTTCAAGAAACGAAAAAAGTTCGTACTTTGTGAAGTTTAATGTGGATGGACTTCTGCGTGGTGACTATGCAAGCAGAATGAGTGGCTATGCTACGGCAAGGCAGAACGGATGGATGTCGGCAAACGATATACGAGAACTTGAAAATCTCGACCGTATTCCAACGGAAAAAGGTGGCGATTTATATCTTGTAAACGGAAATATGCTCCCTCTTAACAACGCAGGAGCATTTGCAAATATCAATAACAAGGAGGAAGAAAATGAAGAAATTCTGGAAATGGACGAACCTGACGGAAAGTAATCCGACAGAGAGAATTTTGACTCTTAACGGAACAATAGCGGAAGAAAGCTGGTTTGATGATGATATCACTCCTCAGCTTTTTAAAAGCGAGTTAAACAGCTGCTCGGGTAATATTACAGTTTGGATTAACTCTCCGGGCGGTGATTGTGTGGCTGCGGCTCAGATTTACAATATGCTGATGGATTACAAAGGCAATGTAACCGTTAAGATTGACGGTATTGCCGCAAGTGCTGCATCTGTAATTGCTATGGCTGGAAATAATGTGATGATGTCCCCTGTTTCAATGCTTATGATTCATAATCCGGCTACGGTTGCAATGGGTGACCACAACGAAATGCAGAAGGCTATTGAAATGCTTGAGGAGGTCAAGGAGAGCATTATAAATGCTTATGAAATCAAAACAGGAATGAGCAGAGCAAAGCTTGCCCGTCTTATGGAGGAAGAAACATGGATGAATGCAAAGAAAGCCGTTGAACTCGGATTTGCAGACAGCATTATAGAACCCGACAAGAAAATTAATGAAGATGAAAAGGAGAAAAACAAAGCATCGGATTCTATCCTGTTTTCACGCAGAGCAGTGAGTGTGGCTCTTCAAAATAAACTTAAATCACACTATTTAGCAAATGCCGGTGCTAACACAGGAACAGACATCACAGACCTTGAAAAAAGACTTAATTTATTAAAACCTTAAGGAGGAATTTTACTATGGCTAAAATTAACGAACTTCGTGAGAAACGAGCAAAAATTTGGGAACAGGCAAAAGCATTTCTTGATTCCCACAGAAACGAAACCGGTATTCTTTCGGCGGAAGATACCGCAGCTTATGAAAAGATGGAAAAGGATATTGTTGACCTCGGTCACGAGATTGAGCGTCAGCAAAGAGCAGACGACCTTGAAAGAGAGTTAAATCTCCCGACAAGCACACCGCTTGTTTCAAAACCCGATAACGTCAATCGTGAGAGTAAAACAGGCACAGCTTCTGAAAAGTACAACAAAGCATTCTGGAATCAGATGAGAAACCGCTCAACGCAGGAGGTCAGAAACATTCTCAGTGAGGGTGTTGACAGCGAGGGCGGTTTTCTTGTACCGGAAACCTTTGAAAACACACTTGTTCAGGCACTTGATGAAGAGCTTGTAATTCGTCAGCTTGCACATACATTTACAACAGCGTCAAACGCACACAAAATCCCTGTTGTTGCCACAAGAGGTAAGGCAATGTGGACTGAGGAGAACGCTGCAATCACCGACAGCGATACATCATTCGGTCAGAAAACAATCGGTGCGCATAAGCTGTGTGCTTTAATCAAGGTATCTGAAGAGCTTTTAAACGACTCTGCATTCGACCTTGAAAGCTACTTTAATCAGGAGTTTGCAAGACGAATCGGTGAAGCTGAAGAGGAAGCCTTTGTTATCGGTGACGGCAGCTCAAAGCCTTATGGTATTTTCAATGATACTGAGGGTGGCGAAGTCGGTGTAACGGCCGGCTCAACTGTTAATGTTACGGCTGATGAGATTATCGACCTCTATTACAGCCTTAAAGCACCGTACCGTAAGAATGGTGTATGGCTTTTAAATGACAGCACTGTAAATATTATCAGAAAGCTCAAGGACAGCAACGGTCAGTATTTATGGCAACCATCTATTAAGGATGGTGAAACCGACACACTTCTCGGTAAGCCTGTTTACACATCTTCATCAATCGCAAATGCTGCATCGGGTACAAAGCCGATTGCATTCGGTGACCTTTCCTACTACTGGATTGGTGACAGACAGGGTGTTACCTTTAGACGACTCAATGAGTTATATGCAGCAAACGGACAGGTAGGTTTCCTTACGACAAAAAGAGTTGATGCAAGACTTATTGTTCCGGAGGCAGTTAAGATTCTCAAAATGAAGGGTACAGTTTCTACAGGCGGTTAAGGAGTGCTTTTATGACTGACAGGCTTTTAGAAAAAGTAAAGCAGAATCTCATACTTGAACATTCTGAGGACGATGCACTTCTTGAGCAGTACATCACTGCATCGGTTTCCTATGCCGAAAGCTATCAACACATTGATGAGGGTTACTACTCCACACACGCAATGCCTGCAACTACCGAGCAGGCAGTTATTATGCTTGCGAGCCATTTCTACGAAAGCAGAGATGGCTCAACGGGGGGATTCTTTGCTGACAGCACAAATGCATCGGCGCAGGTGTGGAACACGGTCAATTTGCTTTTAAGGCTTGACAGGAACTGGAAGGTGTAGATATGAGTTGTGGAAAGATGAACACACCTGTTGAAATTATGAAAAAGGTGATTGAAACCGATGATGAGGGCTTTAAAAATGAAAGGCTGAAAACGGTTGCAAGAGTGAGAGCATATCGTGAGGCCAGACACGGCAGTGAACGGTGGGCAAATATGGCGACATTTTCCGTTGCGACTGACCTGTTTCGCCTAAGGTGTATTCCGCACATTGAGGTTACAACCGATATGCTCATCCTTCGTGACGGAAAGCGGTTTGAAATCACCTCTGTTGAGAATGTAAAAGGCAGAGGAATGTATCTTGAAATTCTCGCAAAGGAGGTTGAAGCAAGTGGCTAGATGCACAATGAAAATGCCGGAGGAGTTTTTACTCAAGATTTCAAGACTAGGTGACAAAACAGATGAAGTGTGTGAAAGGGTACTCAATGCCGGTGCTGAGGTTGTTCTTAAAAAGGTGAGGACAAATCTCAGAAATGTCATCGGTAAGGACACAAAAACGCAGTCACGCTCCACGGGTGAGCTTGAACACTCGCTCGGCGTGTCCCCTGTTTTGTCGGACAAGAACGGCAATTTGAATATCAAGATAGGCTTTTCAGAGCCGAGAACAAATGGTGAGCGCAATGCAAAAATTGCGAGCATAATTGAATACGGCAAAAGCGGTCAGCCACCAAAGCCGTTTATGAAACCCGCAAAATCAGCGTCACGCAAGGAGTGTATGACAGTTATGATTAACACGCTTGATGAGGAGGTAAGAAGCATATGAGTTTGCTTGCTGAAATCAAGAGTATTGCAGAGGGATTGAACATCAAGGTTGAAACAGGTGTTTTTTCAGGCAAAGCACCTGACGAATACATTGTTCTCACACCGCTTTCGGATGGTTTTGATATGCACTGCGACAATATGCCGACCTTTGACAGACAGGAAGTGAGAATTTCTATATTTTCAAAGGGTAATTACTCTGCACTTAAATACAAGCTTGTGACCGCTCTTTTTCAGAGTGATATTTCAATTACCGACAGACTGTATATCGGTTATGAGAGCGACACGGGCTATCATCACTATGCTATTGACGCATTAAAAACTTATGAACTGGAGGAGATAGATTATGGCAACAATTGGACTTGATAAGCTGTATTACGCAAAAATCACGGAGGACTCTGACGGAAACGAAACCTACGATACACCTGTTCCGCTTGCAAAGGCGATGAGTGCGGAACTTTCGGTAGAGCTTGCCGAGGCAACACTTTATGCCGATGACGGTGCGTCAGAGGTTGTAAAGGAATTTCAGAGCGGTACGCTCACACTCGGTATTGACAACATCGGAACAGCCGTTGCAGAGGATTTGACCGGTGCGACAATCGACAAAAACAAGGTGTTGGTTTCCGCATCTGAGGACGGAGCACCGCCCGTTGCAATCGGTTTTCGTGCAAAGAAAGCGAACGGCAAGTATCGTTACTTCTGGCTTTACAGAGTGAAGTTTGGCATTCCCGCAACCAACCTTACCACAAAGGGAGAAAGCATCGAGTTTTCCACTCCGTCAATCGAGGGTACGGTTATTCGCAGAAACAAGGCTGACAAGCTCGGCAAGCACCCATGGAAAGCTGAAATTTCAGAGGACGATACAGGGGTTGCAAGCGATACAATCAGCGGTTGGTACACTCAAGTGTATGAGCCGACCTATGCTGAATAAATACGGAGGTGCGTTATGACTGACAGAGGAAGTATTATTAAAATTGGTGAAAACGATTATGAGCTTATTCTCACAACAAGGGCAACAAAGGAAATTGCCAAAAGATACGGCGGACTTGAAAACCTCGGTGACAGGCTTATGAAAAGTGAAAATTTTGAAATGGCACTTGATGAAATCATCTGGCTTATCACCTTGCTTGCAAATCAAAGCGTTATGATTTACAATCTGAAAAATCCGAACAGCAAAAGGCCTTTGCTTTTTGAGGACGAGGTTGAGCTTTTAACCTCACCGTTTGACCTTGCAGAATACAAGAATGCAATTATGGACTCAATGCACAAGGGTACAAAGAGAAATATTGAAAGCGAGTCTGACTCAAAAAACGCGAAAGTCGGGTAACAGATGATGAACTGTTTACCCGACTTCTTTATTACGGACTTGCACATTTAAATCTTTCGCAAGATGAGGTGTGGCTGATGCCCTTTGGACTCTTGCTCGACTTATGGGAATGTCATAGACAATACAACGGCATTACAAAGCCGAAAAGAGATTTGACGATTGATGATGTTATACCGTTAGGGGTTTGAATATATTTCCATTGAAAATCAAATAATCAATATGCTATAATGTGTACCAAGAGTTAACTCAAAACTAAATATAAGAGGTGAATTATATGTTTATTGATACTCGTTCAAAAAATAGTATGACACAATCAATTTGCAATTTATTTAATATTTCCGAAGAAGATTTGATGAATAAATTAGACAGAATAGGAGATGTAACGGCAATTGACGACAACTATATAGAAAGATTAGATGATTTCATAGGGCAAAATGTTAAAAATTATCCTAATGAAATATTACTGTTTCATTTTTCAAGACGTCTTCATGGAACAGAAGATGAAACTGAAGGTCGAAATCTCTTAAATTTACTCACAACTGAAAATCCATTTAGTAACTTTATGAAAAGAGCTAATATAGAATTTTCACAAGGTAAAGAGCATATCGAAACTTTCTACAAAGGAAAAGAAGTTGATTGGGATAGGTGTTGGCATGGCAATTCAAGTTATATGAAAGTTAGACTTGGATACATTAAAGGAAGAGAAGATTTCTGTTTCAACGGTTTTGCATTTAAAGACTTATTGTATAAAAACGAATACGCAAGAATGCTTTACTCTATGCCTGAATTTTTAAACCAATTAATACAGTGCATAGAATGCAATTCTCTTGGCAAAGATTACACAGAACATAGTGATTATTATTGCTATGAATATAGATTGCCTATGGAAATTGTTGTATTCGATACAAACGATAAATACTCCCTACATCAAAAGCAAAAATACTTGATTAGGTGTATTCTTCAGCGATTAGCCGAATACAACTCATTAGACACTAAATATATGTTTGATAACGATAATCCTATCGTTAGATTACCTGACAATTATATAATCCCATCAAAGTATTGTATTGGAAAAGAGAAAATAACCTACGATATGATAAGAAATTAACTGATATTTATTTGACTATAAAAACAAAAGGAGTGACCTTATGGTTGCTCCTTTTCATATATAGCACGAGCCGAAAGGCTCTTTTTTTATATCCAAAACGAGGAGGTGACAGAATGGCAGATAATTTTGGACTGAAAATCGGTGTTGAAGGTGAAAAGGAATTTAAGAAAGCGCTTGCTGAAATCAATCAGAGCTTTAAGGTGCTTGGCTCTGAGATGAAGCTTGTGTCCTCGCAGTTTGATAAGAACGACAATTCCGTTCAGGCTTTGTCGGCAAGAAATACGGTTCTTAATAAGGAGATTGACGCACAAAAACAGAAGATTGAAACCCTCAGGCAGGCACTTGCAAATGCATCAGAGTCATTTGGTGAAACCGACAGAAGAACACAAAGCTGGCAAATTCAGCTTAACAATGCCGAGGCATCACTCAACAGTATGGAGCGTGAGCTTGGCAGCAATAATTCTGCACTTGAACAGGCAAAGACGGATATTGAGGGTACAGAAAAATCTCTTGAAAAGTTTGACGGTCGGCTTTATGATACTGCCGAAAGTGCCGATGATATGGGCGTTGAAATCAAGGACGCAGGCGACAAGGCGGATAAGTCGAAGGAGAGATTTTCAAAGCTTGGTTCGGTACTCAAGGGTGTGGGCGTTGCGATGGGTGCGGTTGTTACTGCGGCTGCCGCAACAGCCGTAAAGCTAGGCAAGGAGGTTGTCAATGCCTATGCCGACTATGAACAGCTTGTCGGCGGTGTTGATACGCTTTTCAAGGGCTCATCGCAGAAACTGCAAAGCTACGCATCTAATGCCTACAAAACGGCAGGCCTTTCTGCAAATGACTACATGGATACCGTTACAGGCTTTTCCGCAAGCCTCATTCAGTCGCTTGGCGGTGATACGGACAAGTCGGTAAAGTATGCAGATATGGCAATCACGGATATGGCAGATAACGCAAACAAGATGGGTACAGATATGTCACTCATTCAGAATGCATATCAAGGCTTTGCCAAGCAGAATTACACCATGCTTGATAACCTTAAACTCGGCTACGGCGGTACTAAAGAGGAAATGCAAAGACTTCTCTCTGACGCAGAAAAAATATCGGGCGTTAAGTATGACATTTCGTCATATGCCGATGTGGTCGATGCAATCCATGTTATGCAGGAGAGTATGGATATTGCCGGCACTACCGCAAAAGAGGCGGAGGGTACAATTTCGGGTTCAGTTAATGCGTTGAAATCCTCGGTTACTAACCTTGTGGTAGGATTTGGCGACGCAAACGCTGACCTTGATGTGTTGTGTGAAAATGTTGTAACAGCATTTCAGACCGTGCTTGAGAATATCTCGCCTATTGTGGAAAATCTCATCTCAGCCTTGCCGACAGTCATTACCACACTGCTTGAATCGGCAGGTGAAATGCTTCCCACTGTTCTGGAAACTCTTGCAGAATTGTTTGCACAGGTGCTTGAGGGATTGCTTCAGCTTTTGCCACAGCTGATTCCCGTTGCGGTGTCAGCCTTATTAACAATTACAAATGCAATTGTTGAAAATCTACCCTTGCTGATTGAGTCGGCAACCTTGCTCGTAGCAACTCTCGTACAAGGCCTTGCAGATGTACTGCCTACACTAATTCCTACTGCGGTCAATGCGGTTATGACGATTGTACAGGGACTTCTGGACAGCTTGCCGTCAATTCTTGACGCAGGACTTGAACTTGTGTCAGCACTTGCACAGGGTATTCTTGATGCACTTCCCGACCTCATATCTAAACTGCCTCAGATTATCATGGGCATAGTTACATTTCTTTTAAATTCAATACCGCAAATCATACAGACGGGCATTAAGCTGCTGACCTCTCTTGTCGGTGCTTTGCCCGATATTATCACATCAATAGTCAAGGCAATTCCGCAGATTATCAACGGGATTATAAATGCGGTAATAAATTCAATTCCGCAGATTATTCAGGCAGGCATTGACTTGCTCATTTCACTTGTCAAGGCTCTGCCCACCATTATCGTCACAATCGTGAATGCAATACCCGACATCATTTCAGGCATTGTTAATGCTCTTATTGACAATATTCCGGCAATAATTCAGGCGGGTATTGATTTGTTGATTTCGCTTGTTAAGAATCTGCCGACTATCATTAAGGGAATTGTAAAGGCAGTACCTAAGATTATTGAAGGCATTGTAAAGGCCTTTGGTTCACTTATGTACAAGATTGTTGAAATTGGCGGTAACATTGTAAAAGGCTTGTGGGACGGTATCTGCGGTCTTGCATCGTGGCTCTGGGATTCAGTCAGCGGTTGGATTTCGGGTATCTGGGACGGCATCTGCGACTTTTTTGGCATTCACTCACCGTCAAAGGAAATGGCATGGGTTGGCGAAATGCTCGTCAAGGGTCTTGCCGGCTCTATTGACAAGAACGGTGATATGGCTGTTCGTGCTGCCGAGGGTATGAGCAGTGATGTTTCAAGTGTTATGAACTCACTTGCTGATGATATGAAAACTGCTTTGCCAACTGATTTCAGCATTGACGGAAATGTAAAAAACTCCGTCAACACACAAGGCTTAAACAGCGGTGTCGGCGGACTTTCGCTTGTTCTTAATATTGCAAATTTCAACAACTACTCAAATGACGATATTTCTCAGCTTACAAATGAAATTATGGAAACTGCAGGTCAGTTTGCCAAAAGGCAAGGACTGGTGTTTGCTTGAACTATTTTGAATACAACGGCATCAAGTCATCTGATATGGGGCTTCATATACAGAGAAAGAATGTGTACTCCTCGCCAAAGTATGACTCTTCCTTTGTATCAATCCCCGGTCGCAATGGTGATTTGATTGTACCGAATCGCAGATATGAAAATCCACAGGTGAGCTATTCTGTATATCTGTCTGCAAAGAACAGTCAACAGCTTGCTGACAGCATTACAAAAATCAAGGCATGGCTGTATGCACAGCCCGACAGGTATCACATACTAAAGGACAGCTACGACAAAAAATTTTTCAGATATGCTCTCTTTAACTCCTCGCTTGATATTGAAGATGAGCTTAATAAAATCGGTGTGTTTACCGTAAGCTTTAACTGCAAGCCGTTTAGATATGACATTGACGGTGAGTTACCGCACAGTATTGATGTGGTGCTGAATTTTCCGTATATGATTTTTTGCAGAATGGATGGTTCAAAGCCGGAAAATGACTGGAGCAACCGTTGGAATCAGACGGCAGACCTTGTTGTGCCGAGTGGTAAAAATATGTTTGTGCTGAATACAAATTCGTGGACAGACGGCTACTGGGACTACTATTCAGATGCCGACAAGAGCAGAATATATCTTAAGGTAAACGAAAACTGGAAAAAGGAGAATGCAAGGTTTGCCCTATATACATTTATCAGTGACGAAACCGCATGGTATTCTCTCGAGAAGGTCAGCGAGGATATTTACAGAGTGACCTTGCCGTCAAAGGGTGAAACCGTACTTGTGAATCCGTACAGCTTTGAGAGCAGACCGCTTATTCATCTTAACGGCAACGGTACGGGTACGCTTACCATTGATAACGAAAACGGCAGACACGAATGGACATTCAACGATATTGACGAGTTCATTGAGATTGACAGCGAAAAGATGTGCTTTTACAAGGACAACAC